AAAAAGAGCGGCAAAGAACCGAAAATGTTCGCCGATTTAATGGCAAAAGAGACATGGTTTACGCCTCAAGAGGCCATTGACGCCGGATTGGCGGATGAAATCGCGGAGCAGCCCACCAGCGCTAAAGCACTGGCTGCTTGGGACATGAGCGCGTTTGCCGCAGCTCCGAAGCCCGCCGAGAAGATCGAGGCAGTGGAAGCCACTGTCGCGCCAGAGCCTGCCGCCGCAGAAAACCCCGCCGACGATATCGGACGACGCCAGCGAATCCACGCCGCGCGTTTGCTCCTCACCACTGCCTAAGCGCTCGCCGCGCGAAGTCAGATAACGCCGCGTTTCTGCGGTCAACCTCCTATGGAAAGGTAGCTCTATGAGCATCCAGGCACTACGCGAACAGCGCGCGGCGAAAGCCAAAGCGCTGAATGAGTTGGTTTCGAAGGACAAGTGGGACGCCGCTGTCGATCTGCCGATCTATGACGCCGGCATGGCTGAGATTGAGGCGCTCGATGCGCAGATCAAGCGCATCGTCGCGGTGAATGAACTGGCCGCCGACAATTTCCAGCGCGAGCATATCGCCGAGCGCGCCGATCGTGTCGCGAAGGACCAGAAGTCCCCGGCCTCCGCAATCTTCGCCAAGTGGCTGCGCGGCGGCGACTCGGCGCTGTCGAATGAAGACTGGTCGACGGTGCGCAACACCATGTCAACCAGCACCAACAGCCAGGGCGGCTACACCGTGCAGACGGATGTCGCTACCCAGGTTCTCGACGCACTGAAGCAATATGGTGGCATGCGCGCCGTCGCGGATGTCATCCAGACCGCACAGGGCAATACCATCAACTTCCCGACCTCGGACGGCACCTCCGAGACCGGCGAAATCATCGGCCAGAACACGACCGCCACCGCGGCCGATCTGAGCTTCGGCGTTGTTGCCCTGAACGTCTACAAGTTCTCGTCCAAGATCGTGGCCGTTCCGTTCGAACTGCTGCAGGACAGTTCGGTCGACGTTGAGGCGTTCGTTCGCCAGCGTCTGGTGACGCGCCTCGGCCGTATCACCAACACGAAGTTTACGACTGGTGCTGGCGACGGATCGAGCGAACCAAACGGCATTATCACCGCAGCATCGACTGGCGTCACTGCGGCGAACAGCACCTCGCAGGTGACTTCGATCCTCTATACCAGCCTGATCGACCTCGTTCACTCGGTCGACCCGGCCTATCGTGCGCTCGGAAACTGCCGTTTCATGATGAACGACGCTTCGGTGAAGGTCATCCGCAAGATCGTTGACGGTCAGTCCCGTCCGATCTTCAACCCTGGTTATGAGACCGGCGTTCCCGGCGGTGCGCCAGACATGCTGCTGGGTTATCCGATCCAGATCAACCAGGACGTTGCCACGATGGCGGCTTCGGCCAAGTCGATCGCGTTCGGCGACTTCTCGTTCTACAAGATCCGCGACGTGATGGATGTAACCATGTTCCGGTTCACGGACTCGGCTTACACCAAACTCGGCCAGGTCGGCTTCCTCGCGTGGTTGCGCTCCGGCGGCAACTTCGTTGACGTGGGCGGCTCGGTGAAGCTGTTTGTCAACGCGGCTTCCTGATCTTTCGAAGCGAAGGGCCGGGGCACTTTGCCCCGGCTTTTCATTATGTGAGGGCGCATGAAAGTTAAGATGAAAGCATATATGACCGGGCCGCACTTTGAATATGTGCCCGGCGATATCGCGGAGTTTGACGCGGATGAATGCGCTCGCCTGATCAGTGTCGGTGGGGCTGAGGCGCTCCCGGCCACTGAGATTGAGCCGGTCGCGCCTCCCGCGAAGGTTGAATCTCGCGCGGTGAAGAAGCGATAAATGCGCGTCACCCTCGTCACCCCACCGGCCGTCGAGCCTCTAACTGCGACCGAGGTGAAGGCGCGGCTTGGCTATGGCTCGGAGGTCTCCGACAGTCTTGCGAGTTCGCTAATCACGGCGGCGCGCCAGCAACTGGACGGTTGGGGCGGTTGGCTTGGGCGGGCACTGATTACCCAGACGTGGAAGATCACGCTTCCCGGCTTCTATCAGGGAACAAAGCGGCATTATTGGTTCGAAAACCCCGCGTTGATAGCAGTCAATGACTGCCCCATCACTCTACCGATACCGCCATTACAGTCCATCTCATCTATTTCGTATGTGGACACGGCCGGCGTAACACAGACGCTAAGCTCAAGCGCTTACCGCACTCTGACCGACACGTTCGCAACGATTTTTCCTGTCTATGGCACCAACTGGCCCGCCACGCGCTGTCAGCAGGACGCGGTAACGATTACCTTCGTCGCTGGTTATGGAGATGCCGGCAGCGCTGTTCCTGAGCCGATCCGGAGCGCGATTGCATTGCAGGTGGCACATCTGCGCTGGATCTCTGCGCAGAACCCATTCCTGTCGGCGGATCGCGTTGAGGGTCTAGGCGAGCAAAAATACAGCGTCGGGGGCACGGCAACCGCCGCGCTTAATGCAGCCGTCACGGCTCTGATTGCGAATTACAGAATACCGATATGAACGCAGCGCAGGCGCTCGCCCAGCATCAGAAATTTATCGACCAGATCGGTGAAGACATCGCGATTCGGCGCTTTACGGGCACGGGCACGCCGCGGCCCTATACCGACACGACCGTGCGCGCTAGGGTGATGGGTTACCAGCCGAAAGAACTGGTGGGCCCGATCGTCCAGGGCGACCGTAAGGTGATTACGCTGGTCGACACACTAACATCACTACTTCCGATCACGACAAACGACAAGGTTGTGGTTGGCGGCAAGCAACTCTCGATCAAGGCCGTCGACGACAACACCAGGCGCATTGGGGGAACGTTGATCGCGCTTGAATTGCAGGTGGGCGGGTGAGCGTAACCGCTGGCGAGGCGTTGGCAGCGGTTCGGAGCAGGCTTGAGAGTGGCAGCCTGTCACTGACGCTCTATTGGCACGGTGACGACGCGCCGACGCTGCCGGACACGCCGGCTGCGTTTGCCTATCTCGTTTTCAATAACGAAGGTTCAAGACTGGCGGCGTTCGGGGGCGGTGCCGGGTCAAACCTGTATCGCAATCGCGCAACGCTTGAGGCTTATGTCTTCGCGCCGCCCACTGGGGCGAATGGTATGGCGCCGGTCATGGCGCAAGCTGAAACGATCGCGGCGCGGCTGCGCAGTTTCAGGGACGCGACGATTTCTTGTTACTCGGCTGATGTCATCCCGGTAGGTCCGGGATCAAACCTCGCGCCTCCCGGCTTTCCTAACGAAGTCAACAACTACCTCTGCGCCATTGCAGAGGTTCAGATCGAATTCGACCAAATCGGCTGACGCCGTAACCACCGCCCCGTCGAGATGACGGCGCATTCCCTTAGATGGAGAAGAACAGATGTCTCTCGCCGAAGGCGTACAAGCATCAATTCGCTATAAAGCCTATTCGACGGGCGTCATCTCGTCGAACTCACAGCCGGTTTCGTCGACCGATCCAGCCGCAACTGGCGGGCAGATCCTGCGCCGCGTGTCGTCTTCGCTGAAACTCGCGAAGGACACCTATCAGTCGAACGAGGTTCGCACCGATCGGCAAATTCAGGACTTTCGCCACGGCGTCAAGCGCGTTACCGGATCGATCTCTGGCGAGCTCAGCCCGGCAACGTATTTCGATTTCATTGAGGCAGCTTGTCGCGGCACCAAATCGGCCAGCGTCGTGGCTCTTACCGAGACCGATCTGACCTCCGCCGAGCTGGACAACACCACGTCGACCATCACGTTCGCCGGCGGCGCTCCGGTCACGCTCGGCCTGCGGGTTGGTGACATTATCCGCTTCACCAACTTAGCGACCTCGGCGAACAACTCGATCAACTTCCTCATCACCGGGTTCTCCGGCACGAGCAACCGCGTTCTGTCGGTCTATCCGGCGCCAACGACCGAAACGGCGGACACCGCGTTCAACGTGACGACGGTCGGCAAGTCGGTCTTCGTGCCGTCCTCCGGCTTCGTCTCGCGCAAGTTCGGCATCGAAATCTATAACTCCGACATTGATGTGTCGCGGTTCTATACCGAGTGCCGCGTTGGTGGCTTCACGATGCAGCTCCCGGCCACTGGCATGGGCACCATTGAAATCCCGATGATGGGCCGCGACATGGAAGTGGCGACCGGTGCATCCGCGCCGTTCTTCACCGCACCCGCATCCGAGACCACCACGGGCAACATTGCTGCCGTCAACGGCCTGTTGCGTGTCGGCGGCTCGACGGTGGGCGTCGTCACCGGCATGAACATCCAGATGAACCTTAACCCATCGTCAGATGCAGTGGTCGGCCAGAACTTCGTTCCTGAAATCTTCCTCGGCCGCGCCAATGTCACCGGCCAGGTCACAGCGTTCTTTGAGGACTCGACCCTGATCAACGACTTCAGGAACGAAACCGAAGTCTCGATCCTCGCCTATCTTACCACGACCTCGGCCTCGGCCTCACCGGCAATGACCGTGTATCTGCCGCGCGTGAAATTCGGCGACGCCGACGTCGCGACCTCGGGCGAGGGCGGACAGGCTATCACGATGCCTTTCCAGGCGCTCAAGGCTGACGGAACGACCGCTGGCGACGAAGCTACCACGATCCGCATCGTCGATACCCAGGCAACCTAACCCCATCCTCCCCGCTAGGAGGAAACTCGCACGGCTGGCCGCAGTGATGCGCCCTGACCGGGCGGCTATGTAGCCGATGGGCCTCTCTGGCGGGAGAGGTCCATCACCCCTTCCGCCCAAAGGAAAGCAAATGTCTAAATTCGGATCGCTCGCCCCGAGCGACAAGCCGTATCGCGTCAATATCAAGCTGGACGGAAAGCAGATCATCGACAAGGACGGGAAGCCGTTCTTCATCGACGTCTATTCCGAAGACAGCGCTGTCGGGCGCCGGTTCGACAAGGAACAACGCGAGCAGGCGCTAGCCAATGCGCGCAACGGCATTGACCAGCCAACCCAGCTTGAAATCAACATTGCTAAGTGCGCGGCTCTAACCGCTGGCTGGCATCTTGTCGACCCTGATACGCTTGATCCGATCGATGTGCCTTTCACGATTGAGAACGCGAAGGATCTCTATTCGCGCCCAATGACGACGTGGATATGGGGGCAGCCGTGGGTAGCGGCGAATAACCACGCAAATTTTATCAAGAACTCTGCCAAAAGCTCTACGCTTACGCAGAGTGGAACTTCCGAAACGGCCGCAGACTAGGCGACGGGGCAACGGAAGGCGATCACCGCAAGTCGGCGGCGGCACAGTTTGCCAAGCTCGGTATCAAACCAAAGACCGATATTGCTATCCCGCCACCGGAATTCCCCCACGCCATCGGCCACGTTTGGCACTGGTTCCAAGAGGTTGTGCGCGGCGTTCAGGGCAACGGCTATTCCTACCCTGTCATTACCTGGACCGAGTTGGATTGCTGGGCGCGTTTGACCCGGCAGGAAATTGCTCCACGCGAAGCGCGGACCATCATCGTGCTCGGGACCATGCACGCCAACATCATGTCGGAAAAGATCAAGACCGATGGCGGTAAAGGTTAAGATCACGCCGTTCGAAAAGACGTTCAAACTTGTTATTGACCGCAATCTATCTCCTAAAGCGCGCAGCCAAAGAGTGGCGGCATTCGCCCGCAAGGAAATCGACACTGCGGATGCGCAGAACGCTAGAGTTCTGGGTTCGGCGCCACCTAAAACGGTAACGGTAGACGGCCGACAGGGCGCTCCGCTTGAAAGCGTCAACCCAGACCGCGGCACGATCATCGCGGAATGGCGCCTCGTCGGGGATGTGCTGACGTGGATCATGGCGACGCTGAAACAGCGGTCACCTGTTATCTCTGGACGTTACCGCGATAGCCATACGCTTTACGCCGATGGTGCGGAGACGGACGCGGCCAATCCGCCGCTCGCGCAGGAATACATCTTTCTCAACCCGGAGCCTTACGCTCGTAAGATCGAGATAGGCATGGTTAAGGGGCCACCTCCGCGCCCCTTCGTCATCCAAGTTGAAAACCGCATCTATCAGCGAACCGCAGACGATGCGCGGGCTCGTTTCGGCAACATCGCAAAAATCCGCTTCACCTATCAATCCGCAGTCGGCGGCAAGAGCCGCGCTGACCGTGTTCCAGCAATCATGGTGACCCTTAAGTGACCGATACCGTCGATAAGGTCATAATCCAGTCTGAGACGCAGGGCGTCCAGCAATCGACTGACCAGCTTAACCAGCTTGGGAAGTCGATGGATGGCGTCACTGTTGCGTCGCAGAACGTCGAGAAATCGACGGGCACGGTAGATGGCAAATTTGCCGCGCTAGAACGTAGGTTCAGCACAACGGCTGGACAGGCCGCCCAACTCGCCAAGATACAGAAGACCGTCAACGACGCGGTCGGCGCTAATCCCGAGCTACAGAACCGCGCAAACGCCGTGTTGGCAGCCGCCGAGGCGCGCTATGGTGGCGTCATTGCGGCCGAAAAGGCGCTGGGCGAAGCCCACACCGGGTTGTCTGCGCAGGGACAAGCTCTCTTCCATTCCATTCGCTCCGTTGGTGAACAGCTTGCGCTAGGCGTATCTCCTGCGCAGGCTCTCACCGGCCAGATCAATCATTTGACTTTTGCGGCATCAGGGGAAGGCGGGCTTGCCGGGGCATTTAGCCAAGTAAAGAATTTGGTTGGCGGCGGTGTTGCCGCCATTGCCTCTGCAATAACGCCTATAACCGCCACCATTGCTGGCACGGTCGCGCTTACCGCGGCCGCGGCGGCTCTGGCTTTGCAATATGATAAGGTTCAGGTTTCAGCACAGCGGGCTTTGGCTGGTGCCGGTCAAAGAACCGGCACAACCGTCAGCGACTTAAATACCTTCACCCAGCAGAACTCGGGCCTTTCTGGCACGGGGCTTTCGGCCAAGGAAGCTCGCGCTCTCGGCGAGGACTTCACCAAAACCGGCGATATCGTTATTAGCCGGCTGCACGGCATGAGCGAGGCCGTTGTTGGCTTTGCAAATCAGACCGGCAAGAGCATAGACGAGGCTCGCAAGGATTTTGTTGCATTCGCCGTAGATCCAAAGAAGGGATTGGACGAGCTTAGCCAGACCTACGGCAGTTTTGATGCAGCCACACGCAAGGCGGTAGATGCTCTTGTCCTCGCGGATGACAAGACCGGCGCGTTCCAGGTCATCATCGACTCCTTGGGGGAGAAAAGCAAAGCCGCGGCCGAGAATATGGGCTTCTTCGAAAAGGCGGCGAGGGGCATTGTCAATGTCCTTTCCACCGAGACCGTGAAGCCGTCCGGACTTGAACAACAAATCGAGGCCACGAAAGCCAAGTTAAATGGCGCGATAGAAGGCGCTGCCGCTGGCGGTCCCAGTGCCCTTGCCGCCGAATACATCAAGAAATTGACTGATGAACTTATCGTTCTGCAAAATGCGGCCGAGAAGGTCAGCACCCAGAAGGCTGCGGCGGAAATCAACAAACTCTCGACCGAAGCCGATGCTGCTACCAGGGCCATCATCCCACAAATCGCCCAGATTGAGCAACTTCAAGCCAAGCTTGAGCAACTGAACCGCGCCAAACAAGCGGGGTACGGCGCCGATGTTGATAACGCAGCGACCGTCGCGATTCAAAACCAGCTTGCCGTCCTGCGCGAATCCCAAGCCGAAGCCGCGCGATATAATCAGCGAGTTCAGGAAATAAGCCAAGCGTGGGGCAATGTCGGTCAATCAACCGCGCTGTCCTTGCAGGCCTTACAGAACCAACTTCCCGCCGCGCAAGCAATCACAGCGGCTGCGCAGATGACGGCGCAGTATTACGCCACCATCAATACGCTGCTTGACCAGGGGAAGACCGCGATTGAAGCGGAGGCGGTCGCGGCAAAACAGTATGAGTTGTCAGTGGCAGCCGCCAGCGCAGCCGTCATGAAGCAAGTCGAGGCGCTCAAAGACCAAAACGCCATGATCAAGGCGCAGGCGAACGGGACCGAGAAATCCACCGCAGCGGCCATCGCCTATAAGAACGCGATTGCATCAGGAGCGGATGAAGCAAGCGCTGCCGCTTTAGCGACGGAAACTGCGCATGGCTACACCTTGCGAGCCGCCGCGGCAGCCCTTGAATGGCAACAGAATTTGTTTGGCGTCGGCGCCGCCGCACAGCAGGCTGCCGCATCCATCAACGCCGCGATGGACGCCGAAGAAGCGGCGTACAGGGCTGCCCATCAGCTAACTCAGGGCACCTTTGCGCCGGAAGTGATGCCTACGGGGCAACTCTCGTTCTCTGCTGGTACGGGCGGGGGTGCGTTGAGTCAGGGTTACTACGCCAACGGCGGCACCGGCAAGCGGTTAAGCGTTGGCTTCGCCCTCAACAATATTAAAGCCCCAGAATTGGGCGACATCGCAAATAAATACGTGGGCCAAGGCGATATCTCCGGTGCCATTACAGCCGTAGAGGCTGCAAAGACTGGCAGCGTCGATGACAAAATGTCGCTCGTCGACTCGCTCACTCAATTGCTCAACGGTTCGACATCCGACAAGGGGACGCAGATATCAAATCTGCAATCCGAATTGGCCTGGTTGAATACGCTACCTGAGACCATCGCGAGGGATCAGAAGATCGTCAGTCTGCAGCAGTCGATTGATCAACTGAAGAACTCGACCGATGGCTTGAATAGCACAATGGGCGACCTGCTTTCCCCGTACTACAGCCAAGATCCACGAACGTCTCACATTGGTTTCCGCTCGCAGGGCATGGCAACGGGCGGAGAGTTTACAGTGCCGGGAGGTTACAGCGCTAACGACAACATGCTCGCGCAAATTCCGGTAGCGTCTGGCGAGATCGTATCTGTTCGCAGGCCGGGGCAAAACCTTGGCGGAACGACCCAGACAGTGCAAATCACCAATCACATCACAGTCGGCCCCGGTGCTGACAAGAATGAAATTGGTCGCACGATTTACCAAGCAACACAGAACTCGATGCGGCAGTTTCAGGCGGCAACGCGATGACAATCCCGGCATATCGTCTACCCGAGGGCATTGAGCGCGGGTCTGGGTTTGCGCCGTCGTTCCGCAACGTCATTCAAGAAGCGATTTCCGGCAACGAACAGCGCTTTGCGCAGTGGACTAATTGCCGCGGCGTCGGAGATCTTTCATACGGGCTCCTGACATCCTCCGATCCCTTAGGGGATTTTGCCGCTATCCTTGCGATGTGGCGCGCACATTTTGGTAGCTTGTACCCGTTTCGTTTCAGGGACTGGAGCGACTACACCGCGACTGACGAGCTATTCGGTAACGGGGATGGGGTTACAACCGATTTCCAGTTGGTAAAAACTTATGACCCCAGCCAAATCCTTCTCAGCACTCCTGGCAGCCTTTTCTATGTGCGGTCCATTGTGCTTGTTTCTGGCACACCGACGATCAAGGTTGACGGCATAACCAAGACACCCGTTACCGATTACACGATAAGTTCTGCGGGCATTGTCTCGTTTGTCTCTGCTCCTGCGAACGCCACCGATCTGACGTGGAGCGGAGAATTCGACGTTCCCGTGAGGTTTGATACGGATCAGTTGCCTGTCATCATGAATGAGGCCGATCTGACCTCCGTCCGTTCAATCCCGATCAAGGAAGTGATCGGCGAGTCATGAAGGACTTCTCGCCGCTTGCCATCACCAACCCCGTGGTGGGATTTCCCGCGCGCATTGGCGTCATCACGCGCATGGATGGGACGGTCATTAGGTTCGCGGAGTCGGACGAGGCGATCACTGTTGGTGCCGAAACATTCGCGGTGGTCCCAGGATTGCAAGTCAGTGCAGTCAAGCACACCAGCAACGGCGAAGTGCCGTCATGTCAGATTATTGCCGTTCATGGCAGCACCGCAACGTTCGATAGCCAAGATCTAGATGTGGGGCTGTTCGATGGTGCTACTGTGCAGCTTTACATCGTTGACCGACTTAACCTGACCCGAAAGGGTCTTTTGTTTACTGGCGCGATATCGACGATTTCATATGACCCATGCGAACGTCAAGTTTCGTTCGATGTGAAGGGGCCAGCAGCGTCTGCAAAAATACTGATGACGCAGAGGCGCTCCCCGATGTGCCGCACGGATTTGTTTTCGACGCTGTGTCGCCTTGACAAGACAGCCTACGATGTGAGCGCCACAGTTGCGACTATTGTTGACGGTTTCAGCTTCACCGTTAGCGGATTGGCGCAGGCAGACGGTTATTTTAACCAGGGTGTCGCGGTTACTTCAACCGGCGTTGCGTTTGAACTTGCAAAATGGGTTCAATCAACACAGACGCTTATGGCCTATTTACCCGTCAACCGTCTTCTGATTGCTGGGCTCGGACTTACTTTATATCCCGGTTGCGATAAGACGCTTGGCGCCACTGGCTGCGCGAAGTTTTCCAATCAGTTGAATTTCCAGGGCGAGCCGCATTTTCTTGGGACCGCTGCGGCGGCGCAGCAGGTTTAGCATGACTGTTAATCTACCCGTCTCAGGCGACTGGGTCAGTCAAGGACCGAGCGGTCTTTGGTGGGGAGATTACTATAAGCAAGCGTCGGCGGCACCGCTACCGACACCAAGCGCGGTTTCCGCATCTACTGGCGTTAACCCAACCGAAACGTCGTATTCGCTGTATGGTCATATAATCCCGCTTTCGGTGTTCGGCGTTGGTCGCATTGGCGGCGAGATTATTTCCGGGCCGTGGATTGAGAACGGGCTGGCGTCGTTCATCATTTCGTTCGGTGTGCCAGCAGATCCATCGGGGACAAGGACGCTAAGAGAGATCGCGTTCGATTCCGAAGTGGTGTGGGACAGCACCAACGGCTTTTCTACAGAGTCCTTCACGTATCGTTTCTATGGCGGGACGCTGACGCAGGCTGCGGACTCACTAGAAACGTCTCATTTCGGCGCGGATGCCGTTGCCTATCGGCCGCAGATATTGCTGGCGTTTGAAAACCTTCCGCTTGCGAATACCAAGTTTGGGAAAATTCCTTATGTGGCGGCGGTTATTGCTGACGCGAGCGGGGATGACGTCAACCTCGGCGAAGCGTTTGAGCGGTTGGCCTATTCCCCGTGGGTCGGCTACACATCGAGCCAGTTCGAAACGTCTGGAATAACAGATGGCCTTGTAGATGGCGGATTGATCATCGCGCAGGATACGGAATTCCTGCAACTCATACAGCAATTCGGCCGGTTCTATCCGACGTGGGATATTCTGCAAACGGACAAACTGCGGATTGTAGACCGCGGGTCGAATGTCACGGCTGATATCATCCTCAATCAAACGAGGCTGATGGATAAGGTTCTCGTAACACGGCAGGGGCCGGATACGGTCAAGAAGGATCTAGAGCTATCTACCATCGATCCTGGTGCGGATTATACCATTGTTCCATCGAGGGCGCAGCGTCCCCGCGACCCGGTGGCGGTCACAACTTCTGTTGGAACGGATAGCGCATATCTGCCAGCGATCATGGATTCCTCCACGCGGGCTTCCATTGTTACGCTGGCCAAATATCACGAAGAGCAGACCCGCAAAACCATCAGCGGCACGGCTATGGCGTATGGCTTAGAAATCGAGCCGGGCGCGCTGGTGACAATTCGCGCGCTGGGGGACGATTTTACTAACGAGACGTTCAAAGTTGTCGAAACGCTGCATGGAGCTAACTATGTCGTAGAGTTCACGGCGGCGGCACTCCTTAAGTGCTCAATGGCGGAACTGCCTGACCCGTACTGGTTGTACGTCGTGCTGCTATTGGGTTTCGAGGGTTCGGACGAGTCGACCGGCGACCCTGGGATGACCGACGAAAGTCCTGCGGCACATGGAACGGGTAATCCACAGATCGCGCGGATCGATACGGCGCAATCCAAATTTGGGTCATCTTCGTTAAGGGTCAGTCCCGGCATTCTAGTTTTTGATTCGAGCCCGACAGATTTTCTTCTGTCTAGTTCTAATTCCGATCAATTCACGGTGGAATGCTGGGTGCTATTTAACACAGTCCATTCTCGGACTGACCTTATCGTGGGGAAGGGAAATCTTGCTCCGGTTTATACGTGGGGATTTGAAACGTCGGAAACTGCTGGCGAGTTCAGGTTTAGAATGTCATCAGACGGCGTCTCAATGAACGTAAATGTGTCGTCCAGCGGTGCCGGCCTTGCGGCGGGCGTTTGGTATCATCTCGCTGTCGATAAGGATTCCGGCGGAAAAATCAGAATATACAAAAACGGGGTGATGCAGGGCAGTTCCACGCCCGCTGATAGCAGTATGCATGATTTTAATATTGCATTGTGGATTGGTGCCAACCCCTGGACGGGCGTAAGTAATGGAATAGACGGCTGGATTGACGAGCTGCGCATTACCAAGGGTATTGCGCGCTACGCGAGCGACGGCGGCTTTACGGTGCCGACCGCCGCGTTCCCGCGCACTGGTACGTTCTGATGCCAACGCTCGATAGTTGTATCAACTCCGTGTTTGAGCCAGGGAATATCGGGTCTAGCTCCGGCGAGACGCCCACGACTGTTCGCGTCGGCACGCTGTACACGCCAGATGATTATCCGTTCGACACGGTTGAATATTCTCTGAACTTCTCCCGGTTCTATAACAGCGGCTATCTGCTGCTTTTGATGGTGTGAAATGGCTGACAATACGAGCATTAAGGACGGCGCTGGCGCAACCAAGTCGGTGGCGACGGACGAGCTTTCAGATACCTCATTCTCCCCAAAGGTCACGCACCTCGACGGCACTGGCAGCCCAACGCCGATTGATCCAAGAACCGGCAACGTCGCCCATGATGCTGCCGATTCCGGCAGCCCCAATAAGATTGGGCATAAAGCCATCGCAGGACTTTCAACGGCAACGCTCGTCGCTGCGGCAGATCGCACCGATAGCTATGCGGGACTTGATGGCGCGCAGATCATTCGGCCGCACTGCGGTCTGGAAGACATTGTCACTGCCGTGGTGACATGCTCGTCCGGCGCCAATACGTCTGCCATCTCTGCGCAGGGCGCTGGCATCAAGGTCTATGTTACTTCTGTAGTTATTCGCAATTCCGGCACATCAAACGGCAACCTGCTGCTCACGGACGGCTCAGGAGGAGCGACAAAGGCGGATATTCCGTTCCCAGCGAGCACTGGCACAGTTTGGAATCCTCCCGTGCCTCTGCCGTTCTCTGCGAACACGGCCATATTCGCTGACCCGTCTGGATCAGACAATATCATCGTGACCGTCATCGGCTTCAAGTCGAAGGTGTAAGCAGTGCAAGTCCTTACACCGTTCGGCTATCGAATCCCGGTCGCGATCGAGAATGGAGACGACGTGTGTGCGTTCGACGCGGCCAGCGGCGCGCCGATCATCAACCAAGTCGAAAACATCGATACCGTTGACTATGCTGAGTGGTGCCGTTGGTGGCAAGTCGAGGAGACGGTCCCGGCCTTCAACTGGTATCGCATCAATGGCTCGTTCTTGCAGTTTGGCGAGCAAAGTATTTGGCGTAACGGCGCGAACGTTTGCCACGTCAGAGACCTAGTTGTCGGCGACGAGATTTATGACGACGCCGACCGGCCGGTTACGATTACCAGCGTTGAAGTCATCGAGGATAATTCGCTCGTCTGGTATCGCTTCGATGTTTCGGGCGACCATTCGTATATTGTTGATGGGCTGACGGTTCATAACGCCTCCCGGTTCTGGGTCGGCGGCACCGGCACCTGGGACAGCTCCACCACCACGCATTGGGCGGCGTCCACCGGCGCCGCCGGCGGCCAGTCGGTGCCAGGCAGCGCTGACACGGCCACGTTTGACGGCGCCAGCGGCGGCGGCACCGTGACGCTGAATTTCGGC